GAAGCAGTGCGAGTCGGTGGCATGGGTCGGACTGGAGGCGCTACGGCTGATGAGCGTATTGGTGCGGGCATGATTGCCGGTGGCATCGGCGCCATCCCTGTCGCAGAAAGCCCGATCGACGTCGGCGTCGGCATGGCGGGTGGTGGTTTGTTCCCTCCCATCGCACACGGGGTCGGGACCGCTACTCGTGGCCTCTGGGACATGACCGTCGCTCCGTTCCTCAAGCCGAGGCTGGCTGCGGAGCGGCAACTGTATTCGGCTGCTGGTGGCACGGTCGGATCTGCCGAACGCACGATCCAGCAGATCGAGCAGGGGATGACTGTCCCGACGACGCCTGGTTTCCAACGCACGCTACCCGAGACCATTGTTGCGGGAGGCGGTGAGGCTCTACCGAGCATGGCGGTCCTTGCCGAGCGTGTTCGCAATGCCACGTTCCAGCAAGCCAACGAGATCGATCGACTGATGAACCAGCGCATAGGTGCGCTGCAGGCTCAACTGAATCGAGTCAACCAGCAGATCGACCAACAGGGTGCGATGCTGCAACCGGGCGCATTGGACGAACTGACCAGGGTACGGGACGACATCCTCAACACGCTGGACACCGAGCGAGCGCAACGAGAGGCCGCGCTTGCCGCGTCCGCTGGTCGCTTACCGAAAGGCCCACAAGGTGCCGGGGAGGACATCTTCAATCGCGCTACCGCACTGGACAAGCAGATGCGGTCAACTGTGGTGCAGCCGAAATACCGCGAAGCCGAGCGGTTGGCTGGTGATGCGCAGATTGACGTAGCGCCGATTGTTCAGGCTGTCGAGCAGGTCATGGGGCGTCCATTGTCCACGTTCGACCCGAACACGGCACCCGCAATCGTTCGGATTCTCAACCGCCTGATCCCGCGTCCGCAGAACATCCCGTCCGGTCAACTCGGTGCGGTGAGCGTGCCGGGAACTCTACCACCGCCAGCCACGGTATCGACGACCCTCGGTGTCATTGACGAAATGCGCAAGGCAATCAACGCGACCATCGCGGAAGCGAAGCGCGGATCGAGTCAGTTGTCGAATGTCGAAGTACGGAATCTGTTCCAGATTCACAACGCGCTCGACGACGCTGTGAGGAACTCACCGAACCTGTCGAACGAGGCGAAGGCTGCTTACGACGACGCGATCTCGACGTTCCGCGATCAGTACGTTCCGCGCTTCCGCGAAGGCGAAACTGCTCGCATCCTGAAGCCGGGGATGTTCGGTGAAAACCGAATCGAGCCAGCGCAGATTGTTCAGCGGTACATCGCGGACGTTGATGCCGCCAAGCAGTTCGTTTCCACGTTTGCCAACGATCCGCAGGCGTACAACTCGCTGCGTAACGGCATCCTCGGCCAGTTCCGCCTCGCCGCTGTCGATCCGGTGACGCAGATGGTTGACCCCGGAAAAGCGGCAGGCTTCCTGCAGAAAAACGCCGAGGTGTTGGCTGTCTTTGAGGATGCCGGCATGGGTGTTCGCAGAGCGATGGAGGGTTTCGAGCGGGAAGCTGCACAGACCAACCAGGTACTGACCCGCCTTCGGGAGATCGGTGGTCCATTCCGCGACAAGACCCCGCAGCAGATGATCGACTACATCACCGGCAGCGGTGAGCGTATGGGCGTGGCGCTGCGGTTTGCTGGACCCGAGGGTCAGGACACCATCCGTCGCGTGGTTGGCACTCGTCTGAACCAGATGCTCACGCAGTCGCCATCCGGTCAACCGCTGACCGAGGCGGGCGTGATGCGCGTCATGACCGAACTGTTCGATGACACGGGCAATCTCAAGAAGCCCTACGAACTGGCTCTCGGTCGTGACCTGGCGACGCAGTTCGCAGACCGCGCCAAGGGTCTGCGTCAGATCATCGAGGTTCGCAACGACCCGCTGCTGAAGAACCCGAACGCCGTCGAGCCCTTCATCCGGCAGCAGGACTTCACCCCCGAGCAACTGACCAGCCTGCAATCGGTGTTGGACGATCTTGAACGGGCACGGCGCGTCGCTGCTGCAGCAGGGGTTGGACGAAAAGCGCCGACACCTAGCGGATCAAGAATTCTGGAAGAGCAAGCCTCTGGTGCTCCGATACAGTTCGACAAGATGAACTGGCTCAATCGGGTGTATACCGTTTCACGCAACGTCTACACCAGTGCCCGGGATCGAATCAACCCCGCCATCGCAGCACGATTGGCGACGATGATGTACAACAACCCGGAAAAGGCGGCACAGGCGTTGCGCAACGAGGTTGCCCGGTCGCTGAAGAAGGCCGGTCCCGCTGGCCCCGTTCGTCGTGCTTTGCCGGCGGCCTACGGTGCGGGATACTCCGGGATCTCCAGCGAAACCGTCGACGTCCTTCGGTCCCCCGAGGAGCAACAATGACCGCACTCAGCATCCAGCCCGCCTACCCGCTGTTCACCGACAAGGATGGGGCACCACTGCGAAACGGCTACATCTGGATCGGTGCGGCTAACCTGCCCCCGCAGACGAACCCCATCGGCGTCTTCTGGGACGCGGCACTCACCATCCCTGCCGTGCAGCCCGTCCGCACGATCAACGGCTACCCGTCGAACAACGGCACCCCGGGGCGTCTGTACGTCAACAGCGACTACTCGGTGCTGGTGCAGGACCGATTCGGTACGCTGGTCTACAGCGCACCGGCTGCTGGAGAGCGGTTCAGCGAGGTCGTCATCACCGGCATCGACTCGTCGAAGGTGCAGTACCTGCCGGGTGGCACAAGTGCATACCCCACCAATGTGCAGACGGTGCTGCGTCGCACCATCCACGTTGACGACTTCGGTGCCATCGGTGACGGCATTGCCAACGACAGCGCCGCGTTCCAGGCTGCGGTGGACTACGCTGAGTCGCTTGTCGGCACGTCTGCCTTCGACGCCGTAGGCGTAGAGATCCAACTCGGCCCGAAGAAGTACCTCCTCGGGTCGACCATCACCGTGACCAACGGAGGCATCGGCTTCCGTGGGCCGCTGGGTCGTGGGGCGATGGTCGAGGGCAACGTGCTGTTGTTCGACGTTGGCGATCCGACCAACGCGCAGCGTATCCGCTTCGTCAGCTTCGAGAACATCCACTTCTTCTGCAACGTCGCTGCGGGAACCACGGCAGCGGTGCGCCTCTACCGCACGATCCAGACGCAGTTTCAACTGTGCTACTTCAGCAACTGGAACATCGGCATCGACTCGGTGCGCGGTAGCACAACCCACTTCGACCGCTGCTACTGGGCCAATAGCCTGCGCAACGTACAAGGCCAGGCGTTCATCAAGCTCAGCGGGCTGGATGAGTCGCTGTTCCCCTCGCCTCCCGCAACCGGGGCGCCGGGTGGTGGTGTCCATCTCACCGACTGCGAGTTCGACGGTGGACCGGCGGAGATGCTGTACGGCATCCAGGTGCGCTCGGTCGATGGTCTCTACATCACCCAGTGCCACTGGACCGACTGCGTTTACACCCTCGGCATCGTGCCCGAGGGTGTGCCCGACAGCCACGTCATCCTCGACATCCACGTCACCAACTGCTACTTTGACGGGCCGGCAACCGTCACCCCAGACCCGGTGAACGTGCTCATCGGCGGTACGGTACGCGAGACGGTGACGATGGCTTCCGGTGCCACCCGGACGAGCAGCTACGAGAAGATCAAGTTCACTGGCTGTACATTCCGTGGCGATGCGCGGGCCGAGCACTCGGTCAGCATGCGCGTCACCGATGGCGACTCGTGGTGGGACAACACGACCCGGAGGCTGGAGAACATCGTCTTCAGCGCGTGCATGTTCGGCCAGGTCAAGCGATCCGGTCTGTTCATCGCTGGCGTCACCACCAGTCCGCCGGATTCCTTCATCGAGCCGTTCGGCGTCGTGGTCGACGGTTGCACCTTCTACGACTGCGCACTGGCCAACCCGACTGGTATCGGCTCGGGTATCAACGCTCAGGCCGAGAGCATCATCGTCTCAAACTGCGCGTTCCTGCCCAAGAATGGCACGTCGGACTTCATCGTCAACCTGATCCCGTCCGATGCTGGCGATGACGCCGGCCCCGGATGCATCGTTGTCACGGGCAACGACTTCAGCAAGGCCGATGGTGCGACGGTGCGGGTGCTGAACGTCTCGCCCGCCCAGATCGGCGTCAGCATCGAGCAGTCGAACAACCTGTTCCCGGGCTCGGGCACCCGCATCAGCGAGGTCTATCGGCTCACCACGACCAATGCCACCACGACCGACTTGTGGACGTACACGGTGCCACAGGGTGCTGCCGGACACGTTCGCGCTCGCGTCGTGGGGTCGACCGCGACGGGCGACTATCGAGCGGTTTACGAGTTCGAGGTGGGCTTCGGGCGAAACGCGGCTGGCACCAACCTCTCCACTGGCACCGGGAACTGGGCCAGCGTGATGAGTTGGAACCCCGATTCGCTCGCCACCCCGCCGACTGCCACCATGAGCGCGAACGTGCTGAACGTGGACGTGACTGGTGTTGCAGCTACCAGCATCGACTGGGATGTTCACATTGACCTGGTGCGCTCGCGCTAACATCTGCGAGTGCAGCAATGGCTTCCCACAACACAGTCCAGACCCAGATGGAATACCTAGCCCAAGCAATCACCGAAATCGAGGAAAAGATGATCGACCCCATTGACTACGGCTTGCTCAAGGGCAAGGTTGAAGCCCTGGAGCACAAGATCGACAATCTCAACGGGAAGGTGGACCAACTGGTCCATCTCGCCAGTGAGGGTAAGGGCGGCATTCGCGCCCTGTGGTTCGCCGGCAGCATCGTTGCCGGTATCATCGGCTGGGTCGGCGCAGACAGGTTCTTCAAGTGACACCCATCGACCCCATCAGCGCAGTTCTCGGCATCGGCGGTAAGCTGATTGACCGTCTGTGGCCTGACCCTGAACAGAGGGCGCAGGCTCAGATCGCACTGATGGAGCTTGCGCAGAAGGGCGAACTGTCTGAACTGGTGGAGCGAGCCTCCATCATCAAGGCCGAAGCGCAATCTGAGCACTGGCTTGCTGCGACATGGCGACCCGTGCTGATGCTCACATTCGGCGCGTTGATCGTGGCTCGATGGCTCGGGTACTCGGCACCGAATCTGAGCCCAGACGAAGTGCTCAAACTGTGGGACATCGTTGAGCTTGGCATTGGCGGTTACGTGATCGGAAGAAGCGCCGAGAAAATCGTTCCGAGTATTGCCGACGCCATGAGGAAGAAGTGATGGACTGGTCGGCCTACCCGAACTTCAGCGAGCGGGAGTTCCGCTGCCGGCATTGCGGGCGGCAGGAGATGAAGCCTGAGTTCATGGCGAAGCTGCAGGCGCTACGGACGGCCTACGGCAAGCCCATGAGCATCTCGTCGGGGTACAGGTGCGCCGACCACCCCATCGAGAAGGCGAAGCCCTCGCCCGGGATGCACGCCACCGGGCGCGCTGCAGACATTGCGGTGCAGGGTGCTGAAGCCGTCCAAGTGCTCCAACTGGCCCTCGACCTCGGGTTCACCGGGATCGGGGTGCAGCAGAAGGGCACCGGACGGTTCATTCACGTCGACCTGCGGGAGCAGCCGACGATCTGGTCGTACTAGGCCAGAACCGCAAACGCTGCCACCAGCGCCACGATGGCGACGGCGCAGAGCAGCGTTTGCATCACTTGCTCAAACGCGAAATCAGCAATTCGGTCTTCTTCGTCATCAGCACCGAGTTCGGATGCTGCCTCGGCCGCTTCGCTGTAACCGCCACTTCCCTGGTCGTGAATCGGTGCATGTTGGCGCACTGGTATCTCCTTCGCACGTAGTCAGACTGCTGCCTTGTTTCGAGGACTTGCGTCCACGTTCCGCACTCTGGGCACTTCATTCCTACCTCCTGCAATGGCGATTGCGTGCTGCATCGCCTTCATTCGATCCCGCATCCGCTGGCTGCGCTGCGTGGGCGTCAGTCCTGGCGGACGCTTGGTGTCCTTGCCCTCACCCCAGGCGTAGGCTGCGATCGTCCAGCGGCCGATACTGTCCTGTTCCCAGGCTGCGATACGCACGAGCTTGCGCCGGTACAGCGTCGCAACGAACTTCCGGCAGGCGTTGTACGCCAGCCCGGACTCCTCGCACAAGCCGCGCACCGTTGTCGGTCCAGCGATGAGGACCGAGATTGCCTCCGCATGGCATGACACGCTGGCGAGGTGTCTTCGCAGTGATCCCATCAAACCCCCTTCTGTTGTCGGTACTTCTTCACGGCGCTACGCAGCGCGTTCTGCGTCGTCGCCTTCTCGTCGAGTGCGATGGCCTGTGCCTGGTCCAGAGTGTCGCGGCACATGATCCGGTGGCAGATCACCGGGGCACCTTGACCCTGACGGCGCACCCGGGCGTTCATCTGCTCGTACAAGTCGAGTGACCAGTTCAGCCCAAACCAAACCACCGTGCGTCCACGCTTTTGCAGGCCGTCGATGCCATGTCCCATGCTGGCGGGATGGCCAATCATGAGTTGACAATCTCCTTTCATCCATCTGTCCATCGCAGCCGTGAGTGACCCCTCGGTCTTGCACTCGGTCAGGTTGATCGGACGCAGGTCCTTGAACCGCGCCATGATCCTCTCAGCATCGCTCCGATAGGCATAGGCGCACAAGACGGGAGAACCCTGAGCCTCGTCGATGATCTCCTCCAGCGCGTCGAGCTTGAGGTCGTGGATCGGCTCCCACAGAGGCATGCCGGCCACCGGGTACACGGCGCCGTTGCTGAACTGCAACGCCTTGTTGGTCAGCGAGCCTTGGTTGAACACCTCGACCGTGGTGCCGCTGTCAAGCTGCAGGAAGAACTCCTTCTCCAGCTGCTCGTATTTGGCCCGGACCTCGCCGTCCATCTCGACCTCGATGTTGTTGACGATGAGGTCGGGCAGCGGGTTGTAGTCCTCGGCTGACATCTCCAGCGCGATGTCGCCGATGAGGTTCTTGATTCCTTCTTGGGTGTCCCTGTATGCAATAACTTTTCGACTCTCGTCCGCAGCTTTTTTATACCATTGAGTCATGAACTTTGTTTTACTGGTTCCCAATCGCGCACCCGAATCCACCACAAGAAATTGGCCGTGTAAATCCTTGTAGCCATTGGATGCGGGGGTGCCAGTTAGACCAGTACGCCAGATGAAGTGATCAAGTAAGTTATTTTTTCGTGTTCCGTCAAACCACGAATGCACCCGATCCGTGGCGCTGTTCTTCATCTTGCTAATCTCGTCCCACACCATCCCGTTGAACGGCAGCGATTTGTCCTTGGCGATGTAGTACGTCTGCAGGGTCTCAGCGAGCCATTTCAGGTTCTCGTAGTTGATGAGGTAGATGTCGGCAGGACGCATCAGCGCCCGGGTGCGCTGGTCCTTGGTGCCCGTGACCATGCTGAAGCGCAGGTGCTTCGTGTGCTCCCACTTCGCAGACTCTTGGCGCCACACGAGGCGGATGACGCGGATCGGGGCGACGATGATCACTCCGCGCAGGTAGCCGGTGGACAACAGGTGCGCAAGGCTGGTCAGCGTGATGACGGTCTTCCCGAGCCCCATGTCCAGCCACATCATCGACTGCGCGTGAGTGCATTGGAAGTTGACCGCCTTCTTCTGGTAGTCGTGGAGCAGGTTGGGGGTTAGCATCGGATTTCCCACAGTGTTCTAGCGATGCCCGCCGAGCCGATGTCGCTCCGCACTCTGGACGGGGAGTTCCACCCCTTGTTGGGGGGAAGGTCTTTGACGCGAATCCACCCGACTGCTCGAAGTGACGCGCCACTCTCGTCATGCTGCGTGTAGGTAATGCAACGCCTGTAACCCATCGCTTTAGCCGCCCGCCACACTGCTCCGTACAGCATCGAGTTCGCGTTCTTGTCGCCCAAGGTACAGGTTCGGTTTACCTCAAGGGTCAAACCGTTGTCGAACATTCTCGCCACTGGACGACCAGCACACGCCACACCGATCAACAAACCCCAATCTGTTTCCAGACCCACGCTGAACTTGTGTCCAACAGGAGGTTTGTTGTGGCGGTGGTGTTCCTTGACGAACTTCTGCGCCGCCTTCAGTGTGATCGGCACAATCCTCATCGAACCATCTCGTCGATCATCGCCACCCCCGCCTCCACGTTGTCAACGACGAACACGTTGACCTTGTGCCCCCGCAGCCGGCTGTGCTCACGCTCCTGCGGGATCGTGGGCTTCTGCCCTTGGCGCTTGAACTCGCAGAAGAACATGCGCCCGTTGGGCAGGATGAACAGGCGGTCGGGCACCGCAGCGCGTGCCGGCGACGTGAACTTGTAGACCAGCAGACCGCGCTGCTTGGCGTAGTCGCACACCTTGGTCTCAATCTGCTTTTCGAGCATGGTCAATCCTCGCTTGGGCGATGGTGAAGTAGTCGGCGTCACGCTCCATGCCGATGAAGTGGAAGCCTTCGAGTGCTGCCGCTTTGCCGGTGCTGCCGCTGCCCATGAACGGGTCGAGCACGGTGCCCCCGGGTGGCGTTACGAGGCGGCACAGGTAGCGCATCAGGTCAGTGGGTTTGACGGTGGGGTGCTTGTTCTCATCGCCACGATCCCGCTTACTGGCCTTGGCGCAGTAGAAGAAGCGAGAGGCGCTGCCGGTGTCGCCGTAGCCAAACTCCTTCTGCGCGGTGCTGCTGGCGTTGTAAACGTCGCCGTCGAACTTAGGGCCGTTGTATCGCGTGCCCGGCTTGCTGCCATTCGAATCAGGAAACAACTCCACCACCTCATCGCTGCCGTCGTGGATCAGGTTGGCGGGCCAGCGGCCGACGTAAGTTTTCGGATCTCCTTGCGTTCCGCGCCGTGCCTCGGCGGTCCCGGCCGCTCCCAGCGCGTTACCGTGGCATGGGGCCAGCGAGGTGAACGCCGCGACGCGCACCTCGTCGCCCACCCTGCACCCATCCACATTCAACGCCCCCGTTCCATGCGTCAGCACGTTCTCGGCAACGGTGCCGATCAGCGGCTTGCGGGCCACGGTGATCGGCTCCAGCGCGGGCTTGAGCGCGGTGCCCCAGCCTTGCCACTGGCGGGCGGCGTCGGTGGCGGGGGCGGTTGCCATGTATTCGCCACCGGCAAAATCACCGGCCATGCTGTTGCGAACGCTGCCGCTTTTACCCGCAACGCCGATAACCTCCCGCTCAACCCCCGCCGCCTTGTCAATCGCCTTGCTCACATCCAGCGACTTC